CTCAACAAGGGAAGCGTGCCGAAGCGCAACCGCCGCCGCGAACCGCCGCTCCACAGGGCTGCCGCACCATTCCGCGTCGATCACGGGCAGCAACGCACCCAGCGCGGCGTTGCGGACGCGTGCCGCAGGGAGATCGCGGGCGTCCAGTGCATCGGATACGGCGTTCAACGCGTCGGTAACGCGTTGGGCGAGCGACTGGCGTTCGGAGTAGGTCATGACAGCACCGTCACGGCCAGCCACGACGCTAGGGCGATCTCGGCGGAGACGAACGCCGCTTCGAGTGTCGCGGGCGCACGGCGTGGCAGTTGCTGGCCCTGTGGAGCGTCCCTGAGGCCGTTATGGGCGCTTAAGGTATGGCCGGAGCATATCGAGGCTCCAGGCGCTGTAGACCACGTTAGACGGGCGGCGTTTGGGGTGTTTCGGTTCATTGGGTAGTCTCCATCGGCAAAGCGCTCTGGCAGCGCGGGATTGGTATAGCAGGTCACGTGTGTGGTTGCAATTGGGGAATTAACGCCCCTCACATTCCTCACATTTCGGAAAAGCCGATTGTGATGAAAAAATCGGCCTAGCTCTAGGGGTCTCACGTTCTCACTTTCCTCACCTTTTAAAAGGTAGTAGTAGTAGAGAGAAGATATTTTTAAAAATATAACTAGGGCACTATAACTGTCTATAACTGTCTGTAGAAAAAAAGGTGAGGAGTGTGAGGACGTGATGTGCGTTTAATATCAATGAGTTAAGCCGAAAATCCGCCTCACGCGTAACGAAAAAAAGTGAGGATTGTTAGCGATATCATTAAATTCCGTCCATATGTGGCGATTTCGACATATTTTGCTTCATGTAATGAGACACGCGAGACAATCCAATTCATTGACAGGAACAGGACAATGTGTCATGTTTCATATCGAAAGGATCACCGCCGATGAATATACAGCCTTCCGCCTATCCGTCTGAGTTCCTGGCATGGCGTCGCAGCGTCGGGATTACTCAGGACCGAGCGGCGTTGATTCTCAACGTATCGACTAGAACCATAGCCCGATGGGATAAGGCGGGTATCCCTCCATCATACTACCGGATGTTCTCTGCGTTCGTTCGCGAGGTGGCGGTGGCGAGGGGAGACAGTATACCGAGCGTATCGCGGGACGATAGGCCGTTCGGCGGACAGCACGAGGTTGCTTTGATTAGAAACGGCCGAGAGGCTGCTTGTATCATCGATGCGTGCATGCGGAATCCCGAGCCATAAACGAAAAAGCGGAGGGTTCCCCCTCCGCTTAACCGCTACATGTCCAGTAGCGGAAACGCTCGAACCCTGGTTGACCGGCCAGCTAACCACATAAAGCCGACGTTTTTTCTAGCTCCAGGCATTCTTGAGAGCGTCTTCCCCCAACTATTAGCCCATGGTGTCTTCCGGAAAATCTCATCACCGGATGTACTCTTGGTTGCCATGAGTAGTTCATGGTTCCCGTTATAGTCCAGCTCAGCCTTCATGCCCATACGGTGCAATTCGCGTTCAGCGTCAGTAAACGACATAGATCCGTCTGATTGTCCCGTAACGCAAATACGGATCAGTTCGCCGACAGGCACATCTTCGCCGCGTACGCGCGTTCTATGCTGCATGAGGTGTGACATTGCCTTTTGCCAGTCGGCTTCGGCTTCGACCTTGGCAACCGCCTCCTTAACCCATCTCGTCTCACGGACAACGCGGTCAGCCTCCGATACGGAGATAACCCCGCTTGACCGCAGTGACCACGCGCCAGCGAGGATCACTCCGCACGTGTCGCCCATCCGCCTTGAATTGCCAGCCCGCGCGATGGCGCAGGCGAATATCTCTGCGTTCTCCCGAATGACTGGCAGCAACGCCAGCGTCCTGGCAAGCAGTCGCCCAGGAAAGCCGGGTGCCATGCATCGGGCGTGCTGCTCCTTCAATTTAACAAACGCCTCGGCCCGCTTTGCCATATCGGTTTCAACCGTGAGCGTTAGTTGGACCATGCGGTTTTCATCGGCCGTTTGAGTGACGCCGTTGTTAATCGCGGAGAACAGGAAACAAGACCGAATGCGGTATTGCATCGCCTTGCCTGACGATGACCCCTTGACGATAGCCGCGCCGTCTTCATTCGACGCCTGCCGCGCCAGGTCTAGGACAAGCTGGACACGCTCCGTGTCTCGGTCGTTCTGCGTCTCCGCCTCGTCAAAGATCACGGGGCGCGCGTCGCAACCGAGCGTTTGCCTGATACCGGCTTCGGTGGTCTTAGACTGCACCTCGAACGCGATAGACCCTATGACGGGCTTGATTAGGTTATCGAGAGCCCATGACTTCCCAGATCCGGATTCCCCTGACAGCCACAGATGCGGGCGCCATGGCATTGCCCCGCAGACAGGAGCTATGACGCACCACCCGGCCAGCATATTCCCCATATGCTCCGGCTCTTCCCAGGACAGAGATGCGCACAGAGAACGGAACGCATTGGCCTCCGCATCACCGAGTGGATCGCCTAGCTGGATATCCATCGTCGGTGTTTTTTCGTAGCAATAGCCGCTCTCAGGAACGATACGCGACCCCTCAACGCCATTCACTATGCACCGATTGCCTAAGTGCAAAACTGAGCGGCCTTTATCTAACCACGCACCGCGACCTCTTACGCGGTCGGGATCGAAAATATCAACGGCGCGGCATCTCATGCGAAGATCATCGGCCGCTGCATTCCAGTCAACGCCAGCCTTGTTGATAAACCGCGTCCGTTGCCAGTAATAAGCCTCAGATGCCAGGTGCGTTAGCATGGCGCGTGTATGACCATGGGCTTGAACTGGCTCAATCTGCCCTGTGGCTGTTGAGAGGTAGTAATATATGCCGCGGTCCAACCCCAACGGAATGATGTGCTCTCCATCATCGATAATATCCGCAGCTGCGGTGTTCTGAGGGGCATCCACCGCAGCTTCCGGCTCGATATACGGCTCAGACGGATCAGCCTCGTATCCAGGCTCCCACGGCGGCGGCTGATCGTCCTGCGTAACCGGAGCGTGTTCGGCCAGCCACTCACGCGACGGCAGCGGTCCTTCCTTCTTCAGCTTCGCACCATATCCGCCCGCAATCAGCGCCGCGACGGTATCGAGGATATGCGCGGGCGGTGCCATGTGCGCACCGATCCAGTCGGCGGGATCTCCAACCTGTAAATCCGCGGCATCCGAGCCTTCCGGTTCCTCGATCACGTCCAGGCAGTGCGCTTCCGGCAGGGCGCGTAGGATCTCAGCGGCGGCGAAGTATCCGGGGACATCCGCGTCGGGCCAGATCACACAGTTCCGGCCAGCGAGTGGCGTCCAGTCGACGTTGTTGACGTTCCCGGTTCCAGCTTGCCACGTTACGGGGATATAGTCGGGTAGCAGGGCTATCGCTGCGTCCGCGGCCTTCTCTCCCTCGCAGATCAGCACTGGCGCGTCGGGGCGTTCAGCAAGGCGGTCCATGCCATACAGCGGGCGGGGTGACATGAGGTGCTTATACGTCCAGCCCGTCACGCACACGCCGTCGCCGTCGATCTTCTCACCAAAATTGAGCGGAACGATTTTCTTCGGCTTGTCTTTGCGGAGAACGTATCCGATCGTTGAGCCGTCCGCGCGATTATAGCGGTATACGTGGTCCCATTTCGCGAGGATCGCTTTTGGCTCAGGTGCGTTGCGACTATCGATCGGTCGCCAGTCGGGTATGACGGGCGCTGATACGTGCGGCGCGGCTGTGGTTTGCGCTGCGTTCGATCCAGTGTCGGATATGCCGAGCATCTTCCCGAGTTCGCGGGCTGCCTCGATCCGATTGCCGTGGTATTTTATGGCGGCATATAAGGAGATGGGATCGCCACCTTTAAGGCCGGCTGAAAAATCGCTCCACTTGCCACTGTGGACGTTCACGGATAGCGACCGTCCGGCAGTTCCGGATAGATCGCCTAGCACCCACTCGCGTCCGTGCAAACGGCCCGCAGGCAGCCAATCAGCAACAAGTTTTGGAAACACAGATAATGCGGCGGCGTTGACGCCTTCAAAATCAATCATCAGGCAGTTCCTATTCACATCGGCAGTCGGTAGGCCCCTGGCAGGGCTTAGGCGCGGTGTTGTATAACCTATTTTGTCATCGTATGCACGCGGAACCGTCCGCTGTGAACGCTCCGTCAGCTTCCGCAGACAGTCCCGTCCGCTATGGCGCGCGCCTCTTCAACGGATCGAGCGATCCCCGCCCGGCCGCCCGCTTTGCGAACCGCATTGATAAACAAGGGCTGCTCATCTGACGCGCGCCCCTTCTTGTCTTTCACCTCAACAGCACAAAATATCGCAACGACCTGCCCAACCATATCGGGAGTGACGACTACGGATTGCCACCCGATCACGTCGCTAGATCCGACTTGCAGCCCGAACGAACAACGGCGCGCGTTCTCCAGGATGGTGTATTTCCCGTCTGTTCTGACGAACTTTCCGGTGAACCCCTTGCCGACGTGGTTCCGGAACACTCGCGATAGGCCACGTCCTAACGAGAGTAAAATGTCTGTCTGGATGGGCTTTTCGGTCATTCGCCTGCTCCGATGTTGCGACTACGCCTAATGTTCTGCTGATGAAATACCCAGCCGGGCGCATACCCGCGCGCCTTAGCGATCTCTTGCAGATCCGCCCGCGTATGAGCTTTTGCAAGCAGCCGGTTCAATGGTTCCGACCGCATCCGTTCGAGATGTTCGCGATCGATTTCAGATAGTTCACCATCGACCTGCTCAACTTTGCGGGATTTCACCCTGTATTTGGTTCCGCACTCGGGGCACTTTGGCGCAGGCTTGTGGATTGCGTAGCACTCTGGGCATTGGCGCGTTGCCTGTTCAGCCTCTTTATTCTTCTTCGGCGCGGCTCCGTTCAGACTCCATTCCCGCTCATCGTCAGGGAAGCCGTGTATCGCGAGGTTCCCAACGTGATCCAGAATGATGTAGTCACGTTTCCCTGGGAACGGTCGCGCGGCGCGGCCTAGCATTTGGATGAACAGCGACAGTGATGCAGTTCGGCGCAGGAATATCAGACAACCGATTTCCGGCATATCGAATCCTGTTGTCAGCAGGTCGACGTTTGTCAACACGCGGATCTTGCCGGCGCGAAACGCATCGATGCGGGCTTTACGATCGTCAACGACGCTATCAACGTTGGTCGATGGAATGCCTGCCTCGTTAAACGCCGCTGCGGTTATTTCGGCGTGCTCACGGTCGCAGCAGAACACCACAGCCAACCGATCGGCTGCATATTTCTTGAAGTGCTGAACGGCATTGCCAACGATCGCAGGCTTCCCAAATTCCTTAGCCGCGTCCGATTTTGAAAAATCAGATCCAGCCATCTTCAGCTTAGCCGTTACAATCGGTGAACCGTAGGCCCGCCATGGCGCAAGATATTTGCGTTCAGTGAGTTCGCGAATACTCGGCCCGAAGATTATATCGTCGTAGTGTTCTCCTAGACCCCGCCCGTCTAGCCTGCATGGGGTTGCGGACATTCCAAGGTGCCACGCGTTTCCGTAATGCTTCAGCGTATTGATCCACGTAGGGCAGATCGCCAGATGCGCCTCGTCTGAGATTACCCACTCGAACGCAGGCAATTTATCCAGCCTGCGTGAAACAGTTTGCATCATACCTACCATGATCTGATCATCAGTTTGTGTCCGCCCTGGCATGATCAGCCCGTGGCGTATGGACAAGGACGAACTGATCTGGTCAACAAGCTCAGTGCGGTGCGCGAGAATTAGAGTCCGTTTTTTTGTGTTTCCGAGCATATATTCCAGCGTGCGTGACTTGCCCGATCCGGTTGGCGCGCACAGCAGAGGCGCGCGTTTCCCGGAACGGTAGGACGCGCGGATGTCATCGATTGACTTTTGCTGGTAGTCTCGGAGAGCGAAGCTCATAGGAGGAATTCCCGCTTGTCGCTCTTGGCGCGATTGCTCATCGCGCCGGCCGCCATACCTTGATGCCTGCCCGGTTTGCAGCCGAATCGTCGCCGCCTGCGAAGCAAACCGCACCATGAGGCAGGTAAAGCACAAGGACATCAGGCCCGCGGGGATCGCCGATGTATGCGCATTTCCGGATGCGCGCCCAATTCTCCGCAACGGCATCAACCGGCGACAGTCCGCCGCTGGTCAAAACCGTTAAATTGTCGTGTTTGTCATTGAGTGCGTCGAGCGCGCGGATCACGGCCGATTCGTCGGCAGCGTCTCCACCTAGCACTAGAATCGTAAACGCGGGATCAATGGGCTTGCTTTCGCCCGCAGTATCGTGTGACATGGTATTTTCCATCAGCAGTTTCCGGACTGGCATCCGGTAGACGTAGCGATGCCGGCGGGGTTAGCCGCCGGCTGTAGTGGTTAGGCTGTGGCGCGCGGTGGCATCAACGCCACTCAGGACAAAATGGGATATCTTCGTCGCCAACATCTCCGCCGCCGGTCGGTGCGCGTGACTGCCCCGACTCCTGCGGATAACCCCCCTGACGCCCCTCGGGCGCCTGTCGTGCGGTATCGCCGCCCTGCGGCTTACCGTCCAACAGGATCAACTGACCACCGAAACGTCCGATATTCACCTCAGTCGTATACCGGTCCTGGCCTTGCTGATCAGTCCACTTGCGCGTGGTCAGCTTGCCTTCAACCAGGATCTTCGAACCCTTTTTGACAAACCGTTCAATAACGCCCGTGACCTGGTCGTTAAAGCACGAAATGCGATGCCATTCAGTCGCGGACTTGCGATCGCCGCTGACCTTGTCCGTCCAGTCTTCGGTAGTGGCGATCGTCAGGTTGGCAATCTTGCTGCCACCCTGAGTGCTTCTAATCTCGGGGTCTTTTCCACAGTTCCCAATAAGCGTTACGCGGTTCATACTGCCAGCCATCTATTCAGCCTCCATTTCATCACCGACAGGAACATCCTCGTCGGGCGCCTCTTCCTGCTCATCGGCACGCATCGCCGACGCCTTAAACGTCTCATGCTGCGGCAACAGGGCCTCACGCGCTCCTTTTCCTAGCGACTTCCAGAACGCTTGGTATGTAGCCATTCCGCCCGATGCGGCGTGTTGCGCGCCGGCGGTCAGTGCGCCGATGTCTTCGGCGGGCTTTGCCGGCGGCGATGCAGCAGCCTTCGGCGCTTCGATCACTAGCGGCTTGATCACGAACGGCTTTTTGTTCCCCTTCGTTGCCGTCAATGCGACCGTCACGATTCCGGTGATGTGGCTCATATGACTGATGCGGATGCCACCGACAGCCAGCCCGCCCCAGGTGACTTTTGGATCGCAGTAGAGGGTCAGGCTACGGCCGATATACTGGTTCGCATCGCGCCCCCAACAATGGACCAGCACGCGTGCCATGCTCTTGCACGGCTTCCACGGCTTACCGTCGTCTCCATCGTAATTGATGGTCAACGGCTGTTCCGTGCATGGCTTGATCGACACTGCCGAGATGGTGATGGTCAACGGGCCAACGAGCAGGGAATCACTGTTCAGTTGGTCCGATCGTGGCATTATGACGGCCGACATATCGGTCATACGAACATCTCCTGTTCGACTATGCGCTCAGTTGGTATCAGCCTAGCATTCGACGCCAGCGCGGCGCGGTATGCGGCTAGTTTTTCGTTCAGCTTCGTCTCGAAGTCCGTTGCCGCTGCCACGATAGCGTCCATAATCTCTCTGTCAGGCAGTATGCGTAGTGTCACCATGTGCATTCCGCCAGAGTAGGAGATGAAATCGCACCACTTGCGTTCAGATACAAGAAAACCGGTCTGTATCTGCATCATATACTCTGATGGCATCGTATTTTCAACGATCGTTTCCATCTGGAATCGTTGCCTGCGCGATTTACACTCAATAAACCCGTCATCACCGACAAGTCCGTCAGGTGAAAATCCGATGGTAAATCCAAACCTGTCTGACGTTATGAATCCCATATCGTGAACTTCGGCGTAATTCTCCGAGTATGCGATGCGTGCATACACCTCGTCAGTGTGACCTCGGAGCATATCGTCTGATACGAACTGCGGCTCAACGTAGCCCGTGACTCGTTGCGCCAGCAATTCCCACAGATGGGCGCGTGTCTTGTCATTGTTCGCCGTCTTCAGCGTAGGCGTGACGATCAGCTTCATGCTGGATGCCGTCAGGATGCCCGCACGCAGTTGCAACCACTCATCGCTCCCCTGCTCGATCTCCGGGAAGTAGCGGATGTATGGCGGAGTGGGTATCTCAGATATCGCGTTCATTCGGTTGCTCCGTTTCAGGATTTGTGCTACATACGACGTATACGTATACATCGTCAATGAGGTATTCATGCCGCGCGTAAAAAAGTCCGATCAGCCCCTGAAGGTCAACGCCTCAACCCGGCTTGACCCCGCTCTGAAAGCGGCCGTCGATCGGTTGGCGAAATCCGAAGGGCGGACTGTGAGCCAGTGGCTGGAGCGGCTAATCGCGGCTAACGTCGCTCCGTCAAAATCCTCTTGACATCACCGCCGTCACGCGTCACATTCACCCCCGGACAGTTTTCATCGGCAGTCCAAATCGCCCCGAGCCCTGGCAGGCAACGGGAAGCGCGGCGCAGGGTAACACCTGCGCCGTTTGCGTTTCACGCCAGCACCAGCGCCACGAGCCGCTTGCACAACGCCCCGCGTTCCTCCCGCTTGCGTGCCAGGCTATACGCCGCCTTCCGCACCCACACCGCACGATCCTCGGGAAGCCGCTCGTAAACCTCCCGCTCGATCCGCGCGGACGCCAGTTGCGTTTCTATGTTGGTGATATCCTCGTTCAGATACTCGATCAGTTCCGCAGCGGTGACGGCATCCGTGACGCTGGCCGGGTCGCGCTGGGCGGATTCGATCGCGGATGTTTCAGCTTCGGTGAGTAGATCAGACATGGCTAGATCCATACCCAGCCGCCGCGAGATCCGGCGCAACCGGCCATTCCGGTGACAGTGCAATCTGGAACTCGACGCCTTCATCTTGCATTCGCTTAATAATCTTCATAGCCTTCGGTCCAGGCCCGCCGTCGTCACGCGCTGCTGCCGACTTCCCAAGCGGCGTATCCGACAGTGCATCGGCCACTTCCTCAGCGGCTTCACGTTTGGCCTTCTTTTCCTCAGTTTCGAAGTGCTGCTTAACCGCCAGTGCTATCCCAGCAACCTCCTCGACCGTCAGGCCGGTGCCTTTCATTTCTTTCTTGAGGTCTTTGGCACTTTCCGCGACATCGCGCTTCTCTTGTTCGATCCGCACGGCGCGTTCAAAGTATGCCCTAGTCTTTCCGTCGATGTTCATGGCGAACCCCTTAACTGTCAGTTGTATACTACATTAACGCAACAAAGTCTATGCTGTATGCGCGAGTTCGGCGCGGACTTCGGATGCGGTCATGCCGCGTCGAACAGACTAACAGCGTTCATCTCGCCGGTAGCTAGATATCTGGATGCCACGTCGAAATACGATTTCTTCAACTCCACCCCTAGAAATTTCCGCCGCAGTTTGACCGACTGAACACCCTCGCTGCCCACACCCATGAACGGCGATAGAACGATATCGCCAGGGTTAGACCACATCGTTAGGGCGCGTTCGATAAGATCGAGTTGTAAAGGGCACAAATGCTTTTCATCAGCACCTTCGCGGGCGAGAGCGACATTCAACGTGTTGGTCTGCCGGATATCCATCCATACCGGAGACGCCCACTTCTGCCACTGTTCAACAGGGAAGTTCTTTTCGTCCTGCCCGACAGGCTCGATATTCTCACCTGGAGCACGCATAATGATCAGGTAATCAGGCATACCCTGCCGGCTGCGAGTGCTGTCCTTCTTTAGTTGCTTGTAGAGTAGGCCAAGCGCCTTAGTTCTGGTCATTTCGACCACTGGATCACGCCAGATGCACACCTCCGAGTGGTAGACAAACCCCTCTGCCTCATGCAGCCTAATGATGTCGCCACGGAAGTCTTTCAGACCGATCACGCCATCCTTCCATTTCGACGACGGAAGGTTGGAGCAATGCACTGCGGTAAGCCGCCCCGGCTTGGTGACGCGCGCCATTTCGCGGATCAGGTAGCGGTAGTGCTGACGAAATTCGTCGCTGTTTGCGCTGTTTCCCATATCACATTCACTGTCTGAATATGTGAATATTGACTCGAATGGGGGGCTATAGATGGAGAAGCCAACGCTATTGTCAGGAAGCTGACGGACGACATCAACGCAATCGCCGTTGTATGCCGTCCAGTTGTTGCCATGTGCTTCGTTCAAGCATTTCAAACCGTCAACCATTTCGGGAACCTCGCTGTATACGTCGGATTATACCTGACCTTGACTTCCGATGCACTTGCATTTGCGCGCATCATCGCCGCAGCCATTGCCTTTTTCATGGTTGCATGACTTTCCGCCTTGCGGTCGATGACGCGACCGATCTGGTCTTCGCCTTCCGCAACGGCGATATGCACAATGACCGGGCGAGTTTGCCCAAACCGCCAGCAACGGCGCACCGCCTGATACCACGCTTCATAACTGAACGATCTGCCAACGAAAGCCTGCCGAGCGCAATGTTGCCAGTTCAAACCGTACCCTGTGATTGCACTCTTGGTCACGAGCACCCGCGCCGAACCATCCCCGAAAGCGGCAATCGCCGCCTCTTTCTTCTCGATTGGCATTGAGCCGCGAACCTCGATAGCGACGCCCTTTAGTTTGGACATCACGGCTTCACTTTCGTAATCGGTGTCAACCCAGATCACCCACGGTTCGATGGCCTCGCTCGTTACCAGATCAGCGACCAGCGCCGCGCGATCATCGGCGGTTTGCCGCTTCAGGGCGTGCATGTTCGTTGCCGAAACGTCGCCAGCAAACAGGTTTCCCTCTTCCGGCTTAATCTCGGCCGCGACTTTGTGCCGAATGACTTGCAGTTCCGGCAGGATATAGCGCGAGCCATCAAAGCCCAGATCCTCCGGCGATGCCGCAGACCGTGACCACGATGCAACCCAATCCCAGAACGCCGCCTCGCCGTGTTTTTTCAACCTCCACGTCTGGCTTGCAGTGCTGGTATCGTTGATAAACCACCGGATCAACATTTCAGACGACGCCATGACACCAAGGAAGTCGGAATGCTGGCCCAGCTCCATGTGGTCATTTGGGCTGGGCGTTGCCGTGGCCGCCAGTCGGAAGCGTGTATCCCTGAATGCGTTTATCAGACCGCGCGACACAGATCCGTTGAACGACTTCAAGATGCTGCTTTCATCCAACGCCACGGCACCGAACGCTCCCGGGTCCAGGTGGTCAAGCCGGTCATAGTTGCACACGTTGATACCCGGCCGCACGTCCGATTGTTCGCGAACAACGCGGATATCGTATCCCCACCGCCTGCCCTCGGCCTCGATCTGGCGCGCGACGGCAAGCGGCGTCAGGATCAATGCGCGGCCGTTGCTAGCCTCTGCGGCTTGGTTCGACCACTCCAATTCACACGCAGTCTTCCCCAACCCCGTATCGAGGAATGCCGCGCCGCGCCCCTGACGCAGCAGGAAGGACACCACGGCAGCCTGGAAGTCGAACAGGTGCGACGGCATACCGGACGGATCCACGCCGCTTGCAACTGGCTTGGGCGCCTTGCTAGCGATGAACGCAGCGTATTCCGGGGTCATTGTTTCACCGCCGGCCGAGCGGCCCCACATACGCAGACCTCACGATGTTTCCCGATCAGGTGCCCGCACTCCGGGCATTTCCACCAGATCGAGATGTTGGCCGGCGTCGGTGCCGGCTTAGGTGCGTTGATC